AAGGTCCCCGGCGCGAACGTCCACGTAGACGGCACGGGGATCGGCCGCGGGGTGGCGGATCGTCTTCGAGAGCTAAAGCACCCCGTGGACTGCGTTCTCTTCGGAGCCGGCGCCCAGGGGGACTGGAGCACGCTGCACGGGCCGTCTACCGCATTCGCCAACCGCCGGGCCGAGCTCTACTACAGCGCGCGGCGCCTTCTCGAAGAGGGGATGCTGGCGATCCCCGAGAGGTACACGGCCCTCTGGGCGGAGCTCAACGCTACCCCCTGGATCCCGGACAACGGCAAGCAGGAGATCGCCCTTCCGCGCAAGGAGGAAATCGTGAAAGACCTTGGGCGCTCGCCTGACGACGCCGACGCGCTAGTATGCGCCCTGAGCCGTCCCGTCGCGCGGCGTACGGGTGTGGGAAGTACCAGGACCAGCGGATGACGCCAATGCACCAGCAAGCCAGCCTCCCTACGCGGTCTCGCGTTCCCCGGATCAGCCGGTCAGGAAGCCTGCGAGTCCAGGAGCGCTCGCTTCAGGACTGGCTCAACGGCAGCAGCAGCTCGAGTAGGTCGAGCTCTTTTGGGCTGAAGACGGAGCACCTGCAGAGCCCCTATCGCCAGATCGCGTGGGCCTATGCGGCGATTCGGACGATTGAGACCAGTCTCATGCGCTTGGGCCTGCAGGCGAAATCCAGCGATGCAGAGAAGGCCGCGGTGCTCCCGGCCACGCATCCGATCTCCCAACTGCTACAGAGGGTCAACCCGATCCACTCGCAGAAGGGCCTTCTGGTTTCAATCGCCCAGCACCTCTTCAACCACGGGGAATGCTTCCTGCGGATGACGGATGAGGGGCAGAAGCCTATCCGTTTCAGCGGGAGGGGGAAGGAAGCGACCAAGGCTCTGCCCCACTACATCTGGCCCTTTCCTGGTGGCCGCCGCAGGGTGGGCCTGGAGTGCGACTCGCGCGGCGTGCCCGCCTACTGGATCTTCCCGACAGCCGGCGGTGAGAAGCGCGTCCCGGCCGAGACGGTCATCCTGCTCAAGTTCCAGGACCCGGACGACCCCTACCGCGGCATGTCGCCGCTCGAGGCCGCATGGGGCGCGGCGACCGCCGACTACCTGGCCCACGCGCACCAGACCGAGCTGATGTCCAAGGGCGGGGACCCGAAGGGCGTTTTGCAGTTCAAGGAGTTCCTGCCCCGGGAGCAGTACGACGAGATCCGCGACGAGGTGCAGGAGCACTGGGACGCGGCCAACGCATCAGGGGAGACGCGCATCGTCCACGGTGGCGGCGAGTACAAGCAAACGACGATGAGCCCCAAGGAGCTCGAATCGCCGAAGCTCGCCGAGCTTACCCGCAAGGAGATCGCGGCCGTGATCGGCACCCCGGACGCCCTCATGGGAATGGGTGATTCCAACTTCGCGGTCTTCAAAGGCGAGTGGCGCAGGTTCTGGTTGATGACCATGGATCCGCTCGCGCTCCTGATCGGGTGCGGGCTGAACGAGGAGCTCTTCCAGCGCCTTGAAGGCAGGGACAGCCTGGCGCGGATCCACTGGGACTTCGGTGCGGTGCGCCAGCTTCGGGACGACCTGGGCGAACGCGGGGCCGCGGCGGGGACCCTGCAGAAGCAGGGGGTTCCCCTGAACATGGCCCTAGCGGCGGCCGAGATCGACATCGAGGCCATCGAGGGCGGCGATGTCCCCCTGATCCAGGGCCAGTGGACCGCCCTAGCAATCGCTGGTGAGCCTCCGCCCGAGCCTGAGCCCGAGCCCGAAGAGGAAGACGAGGGCGACGACGAAGACCCGGACGAGGAGCCTGACGGCGACCTGGAGGGCGAGGAGCCCGAGGACGAGGAGCCCGACGAGGAGGACGACGAGAAGGCCGCTTCCGGCGTCACCGTCCGGGCGGCCGCGGACGAATCCGAGGGGTTCACCGCCCGGAGGCGGCTCTGGAGGACGATCGAGGCCCGCCGCAAGATCAGCGACCCATCGATCCAGTCCAAGGTCCGGAAGTGGACCAACGGGATGCGGGGGCTCCAGATGGAGCACTTCGCAAAGCTGCGCGATGCGGGCAAGGACCAGGGGGAAGGAAAGGCCGTGCCTTGCTACTCCCGCTCCCTCCCGGACATCCCCGATCTGGCTCCGCTCCTGGACCTCTGGCTCGAGGACGCCAGGGAGTTCGACGCGATCCCGAACGGAGACGAGCGCCGGCACGCCACCCCGACCTGGTGCGACGGCACCCCCATCTGCCGGATCGAGGCTGACTGGACCCCCAGGCAGCTTCCCTGGGTCATGGAGAACCTGGACCTGGTGCGCGAGGTGGGCCTGTACCGCCTGCGCGACCTGGCTGTCTGCCAGAAGGCCGACCTCCTGGAGAGCGAGCTCGATGAGCTGATCGTGATGAACGACAAGAAGTGGATCCAGCAGCTACGCGAGCTGCTCGACGGTCCCTTCGAGGGTTCGTACGAGGGCGCCCTGCGCTCCTTCGCGGGCGAAAGCGGCCTACCCACGGTCAGCGCGGCCAACCCTGCAGGGCTGCGGTTCTTGCGCGACAAGGGCGTCCGGGTCTCCGAGGGCGTCAACTCCACCATGGCCCGCAGCCTGCGGAACACGATCGCGCGGGTCCTGTCCGAGGGGGGCACGCTCGGCACCCTGGCCCAGCAGATCCGGGCGTCCTGGCCCCAAGTGAAGGCGGCCGGATCGAAGTTCTTCAACCAGCAGGCCCGGCGCTCGGTCTTGATTGCCAGGACCGAAACGGCTCAGATCCACAACACGGCCCGCGGCCATTCGCTCGAGAAGTGGAAGGACGAGGGGCTGATTGAGACACGAACGTACCTCACAGCCGGAGACGGGCCGGAGTCTGGCGGGGGCCGCACACGAGAGCACCACTGGACACTCGACGGCAAGAGCGAGCAGATCGGCATTCCCTGGGTCAGCGGCCTGGGGAACACGCTTCGCTGGCCGGCAGACCCCGAGGCCCCCGTCGTGGAGTCAGCGAATTGTCGCTGCGCCGAGTCGGCCGACATCAAGGACACTGACGAATGAAGCTCACCCTCTCAGACAAGATCGCCGCCGGCACAGCCACCCTCCTGGACTTCGAAGGCGAGCGCCCGGAGCGCGTCTACGAGATCAAGAGCTCGCTCCCGTACCAGCTCCGGGCCCGCTCGGGCCTGGTCCTGCGAACGAAGAACGAGGCCACCCGCACCGTGGATTTCTGGTCCTCGCCCGAGGTGGTGGACCGGATGGGAGACATCGTCCGGATCAAGGAGCGCAAGGCCAAGGGTGGCGTCGTCCAGGGCGGAATGGACATGACCGAGTTCGAGCGCGACGGCTCGCCGGTCCTCTGGCAGCACAACGGCTTCGGGTTCACTACCCACACCGGGGGGCTCCCGATCGGCCGCGTGGTCAAGTGGACGAAGGCGCAGAAGTTCGTGGTCCCGGCAGCCCCAGGCGCCCCTTCCCGCAAGGTGGATGCCCTTCGGGAGACCTTTGAGTACCACGAGGAGGACCTGAGCCCGTTCGCGGAGGTGGTCTTCCGGATGGTCATGAAGGACGCCCTCCCCGCCGTCTCCATCGGGTTCATCGGCGTGGACGTGCACGTCCCCGAGACCCCCGAGGAGCGCGAGAAGCTGGGCCTGGGCGTCTGGGGAGTGGAGTTCCGCTCCTCGAAGAAGGTCGAGACCAGCAACGTGATCATCCCGGCCAACCCGATGGCGACCCAGGCTAAGTCTGGAGAGTTCGAGGGCCGGATGCTTCGGAGCCTGGACGACCTGGTCACGGGCGGGCAGATCAGCGACTCGCTGCGCCGCAAGTTCGTGGAGGAGTGCTCGGTCGGCCCCCAGGACGCCCTCATGAGCATCAGAAGCCGGGTCCGAGGCTTCGTGGACATGGCCGCGGTGTTCCGGGAGGACACCAGCGATGATCCCGAGAGCGAGGCTATGGAGCGCCTCTACGCCCCCGAGGAGGCCGCCGAGTATTACGCCCGCATGGACGAGCTCGCCCAGGCCGCCCCCGAGGTGCCCGAGGACCCCGAGACCGAAGCAGTCGAGCCGGACGAGGACGAGGACGGAGAGATCCCGGAGCTCGACCAACGCGCGACCGATGTCCGCACGATCATCCTGCGCGGCGAGGACGGAGAGCAGATCCCCCTTACGGTCCTGGCGTCCGACCTGGCGCGGCTGCGGTCCCAGTCCACCGAGGCGCTCGGGGTGGAGATCGCCGACCTGATGCACCGCGCGGCCGAAGAGGAGGCCCCCACGTTCCACGTGGAACACTCGGACGGCAGGGTGGACGTGACCGTCGCCTTCCACGGTTCACAGGAGGACCGGGACACGATCGAGAGGGCCATCTGCGAGGCCCCAGACCTGTACGAGATGGTGCTGCGGGAGACCGTGGACCGGCTCATCGCCGAGGGCCCCGACGCTCGCGAGTTCCCGTCTATCGCCTCGATCCGCGTGGATCGGGAGACCTACGAAGCTCTTCAGCGGGGCTTCGAGGAGGTCAGCTCGCTCCAGGAGCACGTCGCCCGGATGCTCGAGGACATTGAGGAAGTGCAGGCCGCGCCGGAGACAGACCCTGGACAGGCCCCTGCGGACTTGTCTAGCCTGAGCGTTCAAGAGCTGGTCCGGCGCCTGATGGCGACCGAGAACAGCAACGGCGGAGCCGGCGAAGGAGGTTCGAATTGCGAACCGTCAGAGCCCCAAGCCTCTGGTCAAGCCGAAGTCACTACCCCGCTCTCTCTCAGCCGAGAGCTGCTAGAGGGGGCCGACATCGGACAAAGCAGAGGATCGAGCGATGGCGAAGAACGCATTCATCACGAGGTCGGCGATCACCAAGGCGCGTGAGCGCCTAGGCAAGAAAGCCGCCGCCACCCAAGCCGCGGACGCGGCCCAAGAAGCCGCAGGGCTCCCCCAAGACAGCGCCGGCCAGACCGAAGCCGAGTTGATGACCCGCATCAACCGGCTCGTGGACGAGCGCACCTCACAGCACACCGCGCGCTTCGACGAGATCGAAGAGCGCTTCGGCTCCGTCGATGCCGCCTTTGGCGTGCTCGAGGACATGTCCGAGGAGGACGACTCCCGGATCTACGACCAGGACCCCTCTGCCGGCCAAGGCGAGGGCGCCTTCACCCGCGAAGAGATCAAGGGCTTCCGTCTGGGCCTGGCGATCGTCCACAGCGAGGAAGGCTGGCGCGGCACGTCCAAGGAGCTGCCTGAGTACGACATCATGCAGCGGGCTTACAGCTCGTCCGACGACGCGAAGGGCGGCCTGGTGGTCCCCGGCATGTTCATCGCCGACCGGATCATCGCCCCGCTTGAGGCCGAGGCCATCCTGTTCAAGCTCGGCGCCACGCCGATGAACGACCTGAGCGGTGAGCCGGTCGAGCTCTCGCGAGACAGCAACACCCTACCGACCGCGAATTGGGAGGGTGAGAACACTTCCAGCGCCGACACCGACACGGACCTCGAGGCGGTCCGGATGCAGCCCCACCGGATGCAGACCTGGAGCAAAATCTCCAAGCGCCTCCTGCGGAACGCCTCGATCGACGTGCAGAACCACGTCACGAAGCGCCTCGTGCGGGCAATGGCCCTGAAGCTGGACCTCGCAGGCTTCAACGGCACCGGAGCCCTGGGGCAGCCCGTGGGAGTCACCTCCGCTCCTGGGGTCAATTCGGTCAGTTGGGCTGGCGCCACGTACACCGGGGCCAGCCAGGAGGTCTCCGACCTCATCGACGCGATGTGGTTCGAGATCGTCGCCGACAACGCCCACATGGGCGCAAGGAACGTCGCTTGGGCCATGCACCCCTCAGCGATGAAGAAGCTCCGTCAGACGAAAGACGGAGACGGACGGCCGATCTTCTTCCGTACGGAGATCACTGGCCCCGGCGTCCGCCGCGAGATGTTCTGGGACTACCCGGTCGAGATGACCACCCAGCTCACCTCCACCGACCTGATCCTGGGCGTCTGGGAGCAGCTGATCATCGGCCGCTGGAAGGATGTCGAGATCGACTCCAACGACCGGTTCGAGGATGTCTGGAAGAAGAACCAGACCGCCGTGAAGGTCGAGGCCGAGTACGACATCGCAGTCGAGCACGGCGAAGCCTTCTGTATCGCCAACAGCCTGAACGTCAGCTAATCCGGACTCTCCGAACAACAAGGACAGAACCATGAGAATGACCCCTAGCCTCCGGATGAGCTTCCTTCCGCTGATCGACCCCGCCGCGAGGGCGGCAGGTACGGTCAACGGGGACTCCTTCCGACGACAAGACTTCCGAGACGCCGCCACGGCCCTGATCATCGTCCGTTGCGGCGTGATCGACGGGACCCAGGACGTGAAGCTCCAGGACGCGGCCGACGACGGCTCGGGCTCGCCCGACACTTTCGCGGACGTGACCGGCCTCGCCATGACCCAGATCGCAGCCACTGGGGACGCCCTGGTGTATGTGGCCGAGGTTGACCTGCTGAACTCCCCGGATCTCCGGGAGCATATCCGCCCGGTCTTGGTCGATACAGGCGGCAGCGCCTCTATCGTCTCCGTGGACATGGTGCTTCTGGATGCCAAGGAAAGCACGGTCCACAGTGCCCCGGGAGCCGTCCAGGTGACGGAAGCCGGCACCGCACCGGCGACGATCGAGACGCTCACCGCGAGCTGATCCCACCGGGACGACGAGAACTAGGGACCCCTCGGGCCAGCTTTGCTAGGCTCGGGGGGTCCCTTTCACGTCCCCCCTTTGGGGTTGGGAGTTCAGAAGTCACAATTCGGGAGTTCGCGGCTCCCTTCAAGCCTGGAGGCACCAGATGGCAGCGAAGACAGCGAAGAAGAACAAGGTCGAGGTGATCGAGTACGAGCCCGGAGTGCTCCGGGTCCGAGACCACCGGATGCTTCTCTGGCCCGACCAGACCCCGCGGGGCAAGGCGGGCTACATGGTCGCGGACAATGACCCCTTCATCGAGCGCTACATGCACAACCTGGAGCCGGCGCTGAAGGGCGCGAAGGTAGTGCCGCTCGAGGCCGTGAACCGGCGCGACCCGAACGCAGCCCACGGAGACGAATGGAAAGGCGCGGCCCCGAAACGCTGGATGTCACAGTACCTTGCCGAGCAAGGCAAGCTCGAGCTGCCCACGCCGGCCGCGGACAAGGGCCAGGCCATCATGGAAGGCAGCGGAGAGACAGGCAACGTGCCCGATCTCGACGAGACCCCGGACGGCGACCAGGCTGAGGGGTAGGGAATGACGGTCAACGCCACGGACGTAACGACCTTCAAGGCGTGGTCAGGGCACCCTGCCACAGCCGACGCCGACGCGAGGATCTCCGAGCTGATCACGTCGGTATCGCGAGCCTTCGAGGGCTACATCGGCGCCCACGACATCTTCGAGGCCGTCGAGCGAACCGAGGACTACGACGTGGTGCGGGACTACCAGAAGACCTTCGCGCTGAACATCTTCCCGGTGACTGCCGTGGCCTCAGTCCACTACGACACGGGCTGGGACTTCGGCGCTGGGGCAGAGGTGACGGAGGGCACGGACTTCGTGGTGGACCTGGACCGCGGGCGGCTTCAGTTCCCTACGAGCTCGATGCGGAAGTGGCCCAAGGCTCTCCGGGTCAAGTACACGGGGGGCTTCGCCGCCAACACCGCGGCCTTCCTGGCCGACGCCCGCTGGGACACGCTCGTCCACGCGGCGAACGTCCAGGTCCAGTTCGAGCTCCAGCGCAAGGACAGCCCAGGCAGCAACCGGGAGTTCTCCCGGCAGGGCGGCGCCACGTTCACGTCCGAGGTCAAGCTCCTCGACCACGTAGAGACCGTGCTTCGAAGGTTCGCGCGGTTCCGCTATGCCTGACCCGATCCAGGGGGACGCCAGCGACCTGGCCGCCTGGAGCCGGGCCCAGCTAGAGGTCCCCCGGGAGCTCGCCCGCGAGGTTGGGAAGAGCTTCAAGAAGATCCTGATCAAGCTGGTCTCGGACACCGAGCGGTCGATCAAGGGCGGATTCTCCCCCGGGACGCAGTCCCAGGACAACGTCGTGAACCGGTCCGGGGATCTCCGCCGTAGCTTCGATCTGACCGTCGAGGACGGGGTGGGGATCAAGGACGTGTCGGGCTTCATGTTCTCGACCGCGCTCTACTCCAGCACCCAGGAGTTCGGGACGGTAGGGGCCGGGGGCTCCCTGCCAACGATCCGCCCGAAGAAAGCCAAGTACCTGACGATCCCCCTGCCGGACAACCTGGACCCGTCTGGGATCACGCTCCGCACGGCTCGCGAGGTCCTGAGCAACCCCCAGGGCTTCTTCCTCCAGACGGAGGAGCGGGAGCAGGCAGGCAAGGGCCCCCTGATCGTCGAGAACGAAGGTGGGGAGCTTCAGTTCATGTTCACGCTGGTTGACGAGGTGGACATCAAGCCCCGCCTCGGCATCAGGGATCGGGCGAACTCTAGTAGCTTCCGGAGCTTCGTCTCCCGGGAGATCGGGCGCGGCGTTGCGCGTGCTCTTGAACGGGCGGACGACGGTAGGCAAGGTATCTCGCGCAGATGAGCGACAACTTCGCAATTTCAGCGGGCCTGGGCACGAGCATCGCCACAAAGGACTCTGGGGGTGCGCACCACCAGAAGCTCCTGCTGGAGGGCAGCCAGGCCGATGGCACCCCGGAGCTCGTCGGGCCTACCGCGCCGCTCCACGTCATCCCCGCAGGGAAGAAGATCCTCTCCCGCTACCTGGACAAGGCCGGCGACGGCACCGGGGACAAGACAGGGAACGAGGACTTCTCGGTGACGCCGGACGACTTCTACATCGAGCCGGGGGCAGGCGTCGTCTACGTGATCGAGGACCTAACCGTCCACATCGAGGGAGCCGGGGCCGCGGCCCTGGGCTCATGGGGGGACCTATCCCCGTCCAACGGACTGCGCTTCAAGTGGAACCGATCGGCGTCGGCCCATGTCAACCTGGACGACTCCGAGGCCATCACGACCGCGGCAGGCTTCCTGGGGCTTGGGGCAGAGCTGATCGTGCTCTCGGGGAACTTCTGCATCATGCGACTACCCCTGGCCCGCCTATTCGGGGGCGTGCGGCTGGTTGGCGACACTAACGATCAACTCGCGGTCACGCTGAACGACGACTTCAGCACCATGACCACGCTCCAGTTCGTAGCACGAGGGTACGAGGAGTGACCGCGCCCATCTTCCCGCAGGGGCTCCCCGCTGCTGGAGGGGGCAATTCGATCCTGGCGACCATCGCTATCGCGGATTTCACGCCGGACAACTACGGGTTCCCCGTGGTCGAGAACATCTCGCACCCGGGCGTGGTCTTCTCGGGCGAGCAGTTGGTAGCCCACAACGACGTGACCCACGACCGCTTCCCGCGCTCCTGGTCTGTGACCTACGCTGGTCGGCCTGGAGCCCTGCGGAACCAGATGGCCAAGCTCCTGGCGGACACCCGGGGTGCCCACGTCGTGAACTTCAACGTCCCCGACAGCCCCACGAGCGAGCAGGTCCGGGCCTGGATAGCGGTCTCCGAGCTCGCGAGCAACGATGCGGGACCCATGAGCACCACGTTCTCGGTCCTGCTCCTTGAGGACGTGACCTAATGCCTCCCGCCACAGATCCCGCGTCGGAGCAGATCCTGGACGCGATCATCAGCACCCTGGCCGGGATCAACGGGGGAGCGGACTACACCCACGACTTCTCCGGCGAGCGCCAGGTGGTGAGGTACGCCCAGTGGCCCGGGAACGAGGTCTGGGACAACATGATCCAGCTCGCCGGCCTGGAGTCCCAGGACGACGAGAACCAGGGGCACGACGTGGTGGAGGTGACCCAGGAGTTCGCCATCGGCATCTCTCTCCGGGTCTGGAACGAGGAAGACAAGACCCTGGGGCTCGAGGAGGCCATCGCAGACGTGAAGAAGGCCGTCCGCAGGAACGAGCAACTAGGGGGGCTTGCGGCCCGGATCTCGCTTGGCTCTACTGTCCGGTGGGAGTACCGCGGCGAGTCTCCCCAGGCCGGGGCCGCTGTCCGCGGCTTCGTCCAGTACAAGCACGCGGTCGATGACCCATACGTGATCGTCTCTCCCAGCTAGGGAAGCAAAGGAACCATGGTCTACCTCAGCAAAAGCAAGCAGGTCCTGTTCGCGAAGGAGAGCAACCCCGGCGTGGCCGAGACGCTCACCTCTGCAGATGCCCTCCTGCGCGTCATCGACGTGTCCTTCGATCCGCAGTTCGACAACACGGAGAACAACGAAGCCAGCCCCAGCTTCTCCGTCTCCAAGCCCCGTATCGGGCAGCGGACGAGCCGGGCCACCTTCAGCTTCCTGCTCGCTGGCCGCTCGGACCAGGACGACCAGCTCGATCCGCCCTTCAACCTCCTGCTCGAGGCCGCCGGCTTTCTGAGCGCCCCGGTGCAGAAGATCACGCTGGACGCGGGAGCCTTCACTTCAGGAACGGTCCTGAAGTCGGGCCAGATATTCACGGCCACGGGAAGCGGGGCCAAGGGGATCATCGTCGGCTCGGTCTTCAGTGCGGACACCGCTCAACGGACCTTGCGCTACATCCCCTACGACCCCTCGGACAACGGGTCGCCGACTCCGGTGGACTCGGCGGACACGGATATCGTGGTCAACTCGACCAACAACGACTACGACGCGACGGTGGACATCACCACCCAGACGCCTGCGGACGGCGGAATAGGCTACCTGCCGCTGACGAAGCCCCAGGCCGAAATCACTATCGGCGCTCCGAGCGTTGGGGATTCCACCTTCCTGAAGGGGGATATCATCAAAGGGGCGTCTTCGAAGGCCGTGGGTATTTGCGCCGAGGAAATCTCCGGTGCAGGCACCCTGAAGTACAACCCCGTCATCGGCAACTTCACGAACGGAGAGATCCTCGCCGATGTCTCGGCGGACGGAGACTCTACGATCGCGACCACGAGCTCTGGGCCCTCGGTCGGCATGTTCCCGACGCTCACCCTTTGGGGCTTCGAGGACGCGCTGCGCTACAAGATGCGCGGCTGCATCGTCGAGCAGGTCGAGTTCCAGCAGTCCTCGGGAGCCCAGACCATCGTCCAGATCCAGGTGCTAGGCATCCTGGACACGCCGGACGACCAGAGCCCCTTCGACGTGCTCATCTCCGGCTCGGCCGCGGCTCCCCGCTTCATGTCGGCCGACACCGCTGCGGCGGACTACAGCGGCACGATCCTGAACTGGGACTTCGGGCGCCTGGCTTCGTTCAACGTGCGAATCGCGAACGAGGTCTCTCCGCGGGAGAACGCGGCCAAGAACGGCGGCATCGAGGTCATGGTGAGCGGAGGCCGGGCCGTCACCGTCACGCACGACGCCGAGGTGGTCCCCGAAACCACGTTCAAGAACTTCGACAAGGCCGTGAACCTGACCAAGTTCCGCGTGCGCGCAGGCTACGGCGAGAGCGGCAACGTCGGGAACTACTTCGTTCACAGCTTCGACGATCTCACGCTGAACGGCCTGAGCACTCAGGACCGGGCCGGCAAGCTGGCCTACAACCACGAGTCGCAAGCCAACGGCGAGATCGACGACGAGTATGCATTCGTCGTGTACTAGGACCGGAATCCAACAACAGGACAGGAGGCGGACAGAATGGTAATCGCAATCAAGCCGGGCGAGGTCTTCGAGGGTATCCACCCCGACGACATGGAACAGCCCGCAGAACTACGGACGACCTGGCGCTGGATTGCCCCCACGGTGGCATCCGCGCGAGCGGTCAAGCGCCAGGCGGGGCACCAGACCAAGAAGGGCCGGGTGGTCTCCGACAGCGGCGAGATGGAGCGCTTCCACCTGAAGCTCCACCTGCTCGAGCCCGTGAACTTCCTGATCGAGGCCCCTGAGTTCGACCAGGACGGAGTCCAGACGAAGGCCGGCGTCCCTGCGAACTGGGCCACGGAGAGCTTCCACACGGCCCTGAGCGCCCCGAAGGACGAGACGCTGAACATGATCCCAGCATCCTTCAGGGACTGGCTCTACAACCAGATCCAGGACTCGGGCACGCTTACCGAGGAGCAGTCGGAAAAGCCCTAGTCGCGGCTCACGTTCTGTACCGGGAAGACGGGGCCCTCCCCGATTGCTCCCAGTGCAGTCTCCCGGGTTCCGAGACCCTCCGGCGAGGATGGGGGTGCGACGAGGCGGTGCCCGAGGACCAATGGGTCTTCGACACCGCCTGCCCCAGGTGCTTCGGCCAGTGCACGGAGCCCGGCACGGAACCCGGCGAGCACGAGCTGTGCTCGGTGTGCCGCGGCCTGGGCACCAAGAACCATCTCCGCTGCCCGCCGCAGCTCCTGGACATCGAGATCCGGGAGCTGATGGTCTACTACGTGGACTGGTCCGACCACGGGACATACCCTGGGGGCGGTAGTACGCTCGAGCAGCCCGCCCAACTCATCCGGGTCTTCCAGATCCTGAAGAGCGAGGCGAGCAAGATCATGAAGGACAGGGCTAGGGTGGCCCGCGGACCTGATGGCTGACCAACGGCAAAGAGTCTTCGTCGAGTATCGCGCGATCGACGAGCTGTCGAAGGTCAACAAGGCCATCGGCCGATCCGGCCAGGACGCAGCGAAGGCGATCGAGCGTGGCATGGGCCGAAGCTCCAGGTCGGTCCAGACCTTCGGGAAGCGGGCCAACAAGACCCTCAACAGCCTGAACAAGACGGTCAACAACCTCGCCGGGGCTTTCGGCCGGCGCCTCGTGGTGAGCATCCTAGCCGTGGGGGCGGTGCTGAAAGGGTTGACCAGCCTCCGGTCTGCCACGACGGACGCATCGAACTTCCGGAATGCGCTGGGGGAGATGGCGACCATTGCAGAGGGGGGTGCCGCCCAGGTCGCTGGGATGAAGGACGAGATCCTGGACCTAGCGATCGCGTTCGGCGTGAACGAGGTCGAGGTGGCTGGCGCCGGCTACGAGACCTTCTCTCGCGTGACAAAGGACAGCGCGGAGGCCCTCGAGTTCATGGAGGCCGCGCTGACCCTCTCGACGGCTGGCCTGGGCAACGCCCGAGAGGTGACGATCCTCCTGGCCGGCGCGATGGAGCAATTTGGGGATCAGGTGGAGAGCGTCGGTGATCTGGCGGATCTCTTCTTCAAGACGGTAGACCAGGGCGGCCTCACCTTGAGTGAGCTCGCTAGCAGCCTCTCCGGGGTCGCGCCCGTGGCAGCAAGCCTGGGCGTGGGCCTGGATGAAGTGGCCGCGGCCCTCGCCACGCTGACCGCTGGAGGCACGCCGCTGGCCCAGGCCGTGACTCAACTCCGGGGGCTCTTCAACGCTCTCGGGGTGCAGTCCTCCAACGTCGCCGCGATCTTCAAAGACCAGCTCGGGGTCGAGTTCACCGAGCAGACGCTCGCCACCGAGGGGCTGGCCTTCGTCCTGAAGGGACTTTCCGAGGCCACCAACGGCTCGTTCAACCAACTGCAGAAGCTCCTGGTCCAGTCCGAGGCCGTCCAGGGCGTCCTGGGGCTCACCAAGAACGCGGCGCAGCGGCTCGAGGAAACCCTCGTCAACATCGGCGATCGCGGCGGAGTGGCGGCTGTGGCGGCTCTCCTGCGCCTGCAGGACCCTGCGAAGAGGGTGGAGCTGGCGTTCAACGCCATCCGGATCACATTCAGCCAGGCCTTCGGGGACACGGTACTCCTGCGCCTGAACACGTTCTTCAACGAAGGGAAGCGGCTCGAGACGGTGCTCTTCGCGGTGGAGACGGCCGGCAAGGTCATGGCGGAGACCCTGGGCGTGGCCTTCGCGGTAGTCGAAAGCGGAATCAGCATCTTCCAGGACTTCATCGACGAGCTCGGGGGGGCAGAGAAGGCCAGCGAGCTCACAGGTCTCGCGATCACGGCGTTTGCGTCCGAGGTGCGCGCGACAGTCCGGGAGACCTTCCACGAGATCCAGAACCTGACCAACGCCATCGTCGCGGTCCCGCTTACGGTCCAACTGGCCGTCGAGCGCGCGAACGCTGCGCTATCTGGCCTCCCCGGCGTGACGGAGACGGCGACCGGAAAGCTCACTCGCCTGATCCAGAAGCAGCAGCGGCTCACCCAGGACTTCGACCAGGGCATCGACTTCCTCTCCCGGGACATTGCCGAGGGGCTTGTCGAGAACATCACCAACACCAGCGCCGAGATCCAGACGCTCCGAGACGCAGGGGTGAAGACAATCGGCGAGCTCGCGAAGGAGACGACCATAGCTGTCGCAAAGTCCTTCGAACCTATCCCGGACGAGATCAAGGCCCTCCGCCTCACTGCGGAAGAGGACCTAGCGAAGCTGTCCTTGGCCGTCGCCAAGTTCCGGCTCGAGGCGCTGAACGGGGCTGGCGCCCCGCCTGTAGAGGTGCCCTCCAGGAACCTCCCTGTCGGCGGCCCCCTGTTCGGACCCTTCACCGCAGCCCCCGATCGCGCGTCCCAAGAGGCTGATGCCCAGGCCGCCCAGCTCAAGGCCTACCAGGACCTGAACGCAGTCTTCCAGAAGGACCTGATCCCGAGCCTCGATGAGATGCTCGCGGCACAGGAGGCGATGACTCGCGCCCGCCTGAAGGATATCGAGACGGCGCTGGTGTCGGGAAAGATCAGCGATGAACAGGCCCTCGGGCTACGAGAGACCGTGGCGCGGCTGAACGAGCAGGAGGCCAGCCTGATTCGAAACACGAAGGCCTTCGAGGACAACACGGTCGAGTTGACCAAGACCCAGAGGATCGCCGATCAGTTCGCGGACTCCCTCGGGCGAAGCCTTTCGAGCAGCCTGGCCCAGATCGCGCTAGATGCAGACAGGACGCGGGAATCCTTCCAGCGTCTGACTCAGGGGATCATCGCTAACCTGCTCCAGATCATCCTCCAGGAGACGCTCGCCGCTTCGATCACGTCGGGCATCCGATCGCTGTTCGGCCTCGGCGGCATCGATTCCGCTGTCAAAGGCTTTGCCGATGGGGGCACGCTCCCCGGAGGCCGCACAGAGTTCATGCCGCTGAAGGGCTACGCGGACGGCGGCCCGATCATCTCGAAGCCTCACATGGCTGTTGTCGGGGAAGGTCCTTCTCCCGAGGCCGTGGTCCCGCTGAAGAACGGCAAGATCGGCGTCGATCTCAACGGCCAGGTCGGCGGCACGAACGTCAGCATCGCGATCACGGCCATGGACGGGAAGGACGTGAAGCGGGTTCTCATCGAGGAAGAGAAGACGATTCGCGGGATCATCCAGCGCGCGGTTGCGGGCAGCGACCAGCAGCTGATCCAGCTTGTGAAGCGGACGAGGTGACAAAGCATGGCTCGCGTCTGGCCCGCTAACGACTCGTTCACTGAGGGGGCCGACCCCTACGGCGAGGTGCTCCGCGGCTACCTGTCCTGGGTCCCCGACTCGGGTGCATATCAGCACGGCATTCCGTACCAGATCACCGCGGTCGCTCCCCGATGGAGCCTCACGTCCAGGGACCCGAGCGCGAATGACGATTGGCCCGTGGGCCAGGTGCGGCGCGAGGTCTTCGGTGCGAACTGCCGCGTGTCCATGACCGCCCAGGTCACCTCTGTCTTCGGTGGCGTGACATCGGACAGGCACTACCGTAATGGCGTGGTCGCTCGCTGCCGGAACGGAACCCTGGCCAACGACGGCGAGCCCTGGGTCGGATACGAGGACGGCGACTGCTATGCCTTCTACGTGGTCCGCACAGGCACCAACCTCGTGCGCTTCCGGCTGTCCCGCTATAACACCGGGACCGAGACGATCCTCAAGCAAAGCGACGAGCTCACGCTGGGACCTACGTCCTTCGTGCTCGCGTTCACACTCAGGCTCGAGGTCTCGACGGATGTCCTCAACCGCGTTTCCCTGAAGGGCGTGGCCGAGGGCTTCTCGTTCACGGTTGCCAGTGTCGTGGGCTCGAACATCTACCCGGCAACGGCAGGGCCAGGCGCCTACGTCGGAGGCTCCTTTCAGGGCGGGCACTACAACATCAAGCCCCAAAGGGAAGGCGGCATCGGGTCCAGCGGCTTCTCCATGCTCGAGGCCGTGGACACGTCCGGCAGCCGGATCCTGGCAGACGGACGCTGCGGCTACTTCGCGGACCACGACCGCACCTACCCGGGATCGGTCTTCGCCACGACGCAACTCGCGGAGTTCAGCGTGGACGCATTGGACCAAGGGGTGACGGTGTGGCGGGACGAAGGCGCTCGCGTGGCTCCCGCGGCCAGGCGCAACGTGGAGGATCTCTTCAACCTGCTCGGCGGAGACATGGGATCCGACTGGTGGAACGATGCCGGCGGGCAGAACTGGTGGGATGCGAACAAGAACCTCCTGGTTGCCACCCAGGCTTTCGACAACGTGCTCTGGATCAAGACCGGGGTGACTGTTGGAGCGAACGCAGACGGCGGCCCCAGCGGTGTGGGGAACGCGGACAGGCTGACGGGAACGGGGACGGCCCACGTAATCCACCAAGACGTACCTGCATCCAAGGTCGTCAACGGCCGCCGCTATATCGGCCAGGTCAAGCTGAAGAAGGACACCACGAACCAGACGATCGTCCGTATCGAGGAGGTCGGCGGGACGCGCTTCACGCAGATGCTCGTGGACTTCGATGGGGCGGGCATCGGGACGAAGGGCACGGTGACGACGGGAGGGACAGGAGTCCACGGCTCGGACCTGGCCTCGGATGCAAACGGCTACTTCCTGGCGGAGGTCTCGATCGACGGGGTCGGCGGGAACGCCGTCCGTCTGGAGATCACGCCGAGCTCGAGCGGCACGGGCGCAGTCTTCGCCGATGAGGCCGGGATAGCCCAGCAGCCATCTCTCACCGCATGGGCCGCGCCCTTCTACGGAGAGGAGTACGCCATGCGGCGGGACGCGGGCAACGACCGCATCGAGTTCTCGCACATCGGCGGGGTGGCGGGGAGCTTGCATTGCTGGTCGCAGCGCGTGGCGGACAACATCAGGAGCCAGCACCGCCGCATCACGGTCCAGTTCTCTTCGGTGACTCCGGTAGGGCAGCGCGTCGGAATCATGCTGCGCGGCTTCGGGGACCAAAACCTGAACGCTCACCTCTACTACATGCTGACGGTGGAGCCTGGCGCAGACGGGGTCGCGGCTCTCCGCCTCTTCCGAAGAAACAATGGCTTCTCGGATATCGAGCTCGCCAACAAGACGAGCGGCTTCGCAATCAACGCCGCGACGAACTACACAATCGCGCTCAACACGTACTCCCTAGACGGCCCCACCGTGGACGGCCCGCCCGTTCTCCAGGTCTACCTGAACGGAGCCCTGCAGGTGCTCTCGGACGTGAACGGGACGCTCCTCTTCCAGACTGACGGGACGATGACCGATCCCAGCGCGGGCGCCATCCTCACCGGGACGATGGAGGGCATCCGCATCGTCCACCCAGGAGGAGGCACCTACTCGATCTACGTGGACGCCTGGACGCAGCTCGCCCTCAACCTGGAGGGAACGAAGAAGCAGGACTACGCGACGATCCCGTTCAGGAAGGAGTCCGATGGCGCCTTCGGCACGCTGGCCCTCACTCCCGCCTGGGTGGTGTCTCGTTCCGACCAGACCGCTCCGGTAGTTCGGCACCGGTACTCCGATGCCACATCGTCGGCACTCGCCACGGGAACGGACACGCGCTCCCGCTACCAGATCCGGAAGACGGTGGTGGGTCCCAACGGAGGCGAGGACGAGGACGTGCGCTCGCTCCAGCAGTTCTGGAAAGACCACAAGGGCTTCGTCTACGGGTTCCTCTGGGCACCGCCTGGGCAGCGCACGCCGACCCTCCACAAGTTCAGGCGCGACTCCCTCACGGTCGAGAAGATCAAGAACGCCCCGGACTACCAAAGCACGATGAACGCCACCTGGGCGATCACGGCCGAGATCGACGCGATCCTGGAGGCCCCGAATGCCTGAGCAGATCCCCCAGTTCATCGTCCCGAAGAACATGCGGGCCCAGGGCTCTCCATTTATCTGGCTCTTCTGGCTCGCGACCGGCTCGACCATCCCGTCTGCGTATCGGTTCACGGCGAACAACACCGCCGTCTTCTTCGATGCGGACTCGTCCGGCAACCCGCTCGAGTGGACGCCCGGCAACATCACGTTTGGCGAGTTTGAGATCACGAGCGACGGGTCGCTGCCTTCGTTCGACATCGGCATCGGAGGTGGGCTCGGCGGCCTGATGCAGACGATTCTCAACGACCCTGATCTGCTGATCGGGCAGGACTTCGACATCTACCGGGTCCACGAGGACCAGCTCGGAGACCCGTCCGCCAAGAGCTCGTTTGAAGGGACCGTCACCAACATCCACGCTGCCGTCGATGCGGTCGTGTTCACGATCAGCTCAGAGGACCTCCTAGACGTGCCGGTCCCGAACTCTGTTCTGGATCCTCTCCGCTGCCAGCGCCAGTACGGGGATCGAGGCTGCGGCTTCCAGATAGCGGTGCACGATCCCGACCTCACATCCCTAGGGGCATGCCCGAAGACGAGGCCGGCCTGCCGGCTGCGAGGAGACCTGGAGGTGGCGAACGGTGCCGTGCGGCTTCACCCGAAACGGTTCTTCGCCTTCCCCGGTATGCTGGTCCGATGAGCCGCCGCCTGAACGTCACGAAGGAGATGCTCGGGATCGAGTACGCCCAGATGCCCTGCGGGGCTATCGCGTGGGCCGTTCTGGCGTGCCATCCCCGTGGGCTTCGGTGGCCGATCCCCGCCCACGCGGTCTACCTCTCCGTGATGCCCTCTCCCGATTCCGTCTGGGCCGACATCGAGGCCTACCTGAACGGTGGGGGCGAGGAGTGGGAGAACGTGGGCGACAGCCAGGCGGCGGCCACGGAGCTCGGCGACCTGATCATGAGCATCATGCCCGGCTACGAGGGGCCGCACCTCTCGGTCCTCATCGACGAAGGCACCCGCCAGTGCATGACGACGACGAAGGACATGGGCTGCATCGTGCTCGAGGCCTACCGGATTCGGCATGTCCAGGCGGTCTATCGGTGGCGCGGGTCCAGGGATGAGGTGGCCGAGGACGCGCTGCCCGCAATGCCGCGGCAGCTCCCGCCCCCCGGGCCTGGCGGGGAGGATGCGTTTTGATCCGGGTTATCGACTGTAAGGCGTGGCAGGCGCCGCTCGAGCCCCGCACCGAGCGCCTGGTCGAGTACGTGCCCGGGATGCGTCCGTGCGACCTCGTCCCCCAGGGGTGGCCCGCTACTGCCGTCCTGGTCAACGGGAAGCTCCTGAAGGACGGAGAGCTCGAAGACCCCCGCGTCCTGTCTGAAAGGGCTCTCTGTCACACGGTGGCCGGCCCGATGGGCGGTGAGGTGGGGGCGGCCCTGGTCAACGCCCTCGTGTCTGCCGCGATTGGGTTCGCGCTCTCCAAGGTCCTCGGCATCCTGTTCCCGGGTCCCGACGACCCCACGGACCTGAACGACGCGACATCCCAGACCTACGGGTGGCGCGGGATCACGACGATCTACCGCGGCGTGGGGCTGCCGATCCCTATGCCGTTCGGCGAGATGCGAACCGGTGGCATCGTCATCCAGTCCTGGATCGACAACGCTAGGACGGGGAACCAGGCGGTCAGCGTATTCAACGCCCTCATCTTGCTCGGCGGCCCCGGCCCCATGCAGAGCATCGGGGGGATCACCGTGGATTCCGACTTCCTGGAAGGAGAGGACCTCCCCGCTGGGCTGCTGATCAACGGCAACAGCGCAGAGAACTACGAGAACGTGTCGGTCTCGCTCCGCCTCGGGTCTCTCGACCAGGAGCCGATGCCGGGCTTCAACCAGATCCGCACGCAGTTCTCGGTCGATCTGCCCATCGATCAGGTGGACACGCCGGAGACGCCTGTCGTGGACTGGAGCATGGCCGCCGCCTACGACCTGGTCGGCGGGGACGGGTTCAGCGCCGCCACTATCGGCATCGTGTTCCCTGGCGGCCTGGTAGCGGTCAGCTCTGGAGGAACCCCCAACACGGGCACGGTCGTCTTCGAGATCCGGTACATCGAGCTGGTCTCTGGCGTGCCCAGCGGATCGTACTCGCCGGTGCAGACCATCACCGTCCAGGCATCGATCCTCGATCGGTTCTTCGAGGACGTGACGATCCGCTTCTTTGACCCGGCCACGATCACGGGCGGTTCAGGGGGCAGCGCCCTTCAGCTCAACAACACGACAGGCTCGGGCCACTTCCCGTACCTGCTCCTTCCCGGGGCCGGCTTCACGTCAGTCAATATCCCCGGCGGTTCCTGGTCGGACGGCGACGAGCCTGACGAGTTCACCTTCGAGTGCTGGTTCCGACCCGACCTGGTTGCGCACATGACCCTGATGGGATGGGTGGATGCGACCAGCCACCCTGCGGGCCAGGAGGGAAGGCTCGACGAAGATGCAGCGATCAAGGGGCTGCAAATCTCGCTGAACAACGCCAACGGCTTCCAGGGCGTCTATGCGATCTTCGGGGACGGGACGCTCACGGGAGGGTTCACGGTCAAAGGCGACACCTACGACACGGTGGGGGTGAAGGACAACGGGGCTGTCTTTGCGACAACCCCCGGGGCCGAGTTCGCGCACGTCGTCTTCACCTACAAGAAGGAGCACAGCGGATCGCTCAACCGCGTGCGCCTGTACGTGAACGGGGTCCAGGCCGAGGAGGTATTGACACCCACGGACCTGCTCTTCCCGGGAACGGAGTTCATGCTCGCGGAGAGCGACCCGTTCGTCTTGACGAACAGCACCGCGCGCGTGAGCCTCGAGCAGACGATGATCCTGGCTAGCGAGCTCACCCCGAACCAAGTGATCACGCGCTACAACTCAGGGCTCGGGACATACCAGACCAACGTGACCAGCCCCGTCGCGCTCTGGAGGTTCGACGCGATCGTGGCAGGCACCCCCGACACGATCGCGGACGAGGTAGGGTCCGCCGACCTCGAGATCACGGACACGAAGAACGAGGCCTTGGTGACGGGGCACATCCTGACTCCGACAGCGGGGACCCCGATGGACTCAGATTGGCGGGTCGAGGTGCAGCGCCTGACCGCCGTCTTCGGCAGGAACGAGCCGGCCGTCCGAGACGAGGCCAGGTTCGGACACATCATCGGCATCGTCTACGAGGCCCTGGCCTACCCCGAGATGGCGCTGATCGGGCTCCAGGTGCAGGCATCCGAACAACTCAGCGGGAACGAGCCGAACATCACTCTACTGGGTGAGTGGATGGAGGGCCTCTCCTGGGACGGGGTCGATCCCGTGGACCCGGCGACGACGCTGGGGTACACGCGGAACAACGCATGGATCTGCGCTCGCGTAGCAACAGACGAGGTCAACGGGCTCGGTCAATACTTCAAGCCCTCTGACATCGCCTGGCCGAGCTTTCTGGACTGGGCGAACTGGTGCGACGAAAGGGTCGCGGACCGCCTCGGGCAGAAGGCCATCTTCATTCTGCGCTACATCAACGACCCGACGCACGGAGACGTGCTTCGCTTCGAGTTCGGCCCCGGCGTTACGCCTCTCTCTCACTGGACGGTGGGGTACGAGCTCCGGATGCAGGTCACGGACTCCGCCAACGCGCCCGCGTGGCTTGCTCAACTGCTGGCGGTGGACACGTTTACCATCGTCGCTGTCCGCGCGTCGGCCTCCAACACGATCGACTGCACCTGGCCGCCCAGCGTTCCCCCGAACCCGAACCCGGTGGTCTACTTCGTCAACGCGACCGGGGACGACATCGACTGCCAGGGTTCGCACGCTCGGCACCAGTTCGATGGCGTCCTGGAGCGGCGCGGCCAAAACGGATGGGACGCGCTTCGGGATATCGCTCGAGCCGGCCGCGCCCACATCTTCCGCGTGGGGCGCAAGCTCTGGGCGAAGCCCCAGAAGGCGCGCACGCCGAGCTTCATCTTCAACGACTCGAACATCGTTCAGGGCAGCTTCCGCCTTCAGGTCCTGAACAGGAAGAACGCTTTCAACCGCGGGCGCATGGAGATCCTCAAGGACTCGGAGCAGCACGCGCGGACGCTGGTCAGCGTGGACCACCCAGTCCTGAGTGACGCAACGAAGAACGTCCGCCTGATCCCCCAGGACATGCGCTACATCGGGATCACGCGCGAGTCGCACGCGGCGAGGGAGCTCACCTTCATGCTGCGAGCGGTGCAGTCCATCCGGTTCCGCGCGTCCTGGGTTGGGACTCACGAGACGATGCTCGCCCAGGTGGGCGAGATCGCGTACGTGAACCATGCCCTACCCGAGTGGGGCTTCGGAGGCCGAGCTCTGGCGGACAGCGCGACCGCTGCGGAGTTGTACCTGGACACCGCCATAGAGATCGTCTCTGGCGAGACGTACACGTGCGCGCTGTTCCCGCTCCAGGATGACAAGATATACACCGCCACCGTCTCGCTGGTTGCAGGGAGCTATCCGCGCGGAGCCGCGGTCACGCTCTCGGGGGACTTCACGGACGCGGACAGCAACACCATCATCCCGCTCGAGGGCGACCGCTGGGTCTTAGGTGCGCTGACGGATACGGTCCTCCTGTTCGAGATCGATGCGGCCACGATGGCGCAGAACGAAGATCGGACCTTCGATGCCCACGAGTACGTGGAGTCCGCATACGACGACAATGACTTCGAGGACTTCCCGACGACATCGGCCTCCGAGCTCTTGGTTAGCGGGCTGGACGATGACGAGTTCGCCATCCCGAAGCCGCCGCAGCGAGCGAACGCGGAGGAGACCACGTATCGAGACTCCGCAGGCGGCATGGTGCGCCCTTCGATCCACGTCAGTTGGTCGCCGCACCCCGACACCTCGCACCTGATCGGGGAGACGATCATCTGGGTTCAGTGGGCCGACCTGGCCGCTCCGCTCAAGCTGAAGTCTGTCCCGCCTGGAGAGGTCCAGGCCACGATCGACGACCCCCGCATCGAGGCCGGACGCGAGTACGACATCTTCGTCCAGACGGTGAGCAAGAACGGCTCCCGACGATCCCCCAACCTCTCGATTCGGGTCTCGGTCTTCGTCTTCGGATACCTCCCCGCACAGATCAGGCCGGCCAACCTGACTATCGAAATGAACGGGGACCGAGCGGTGTACATCCTCTCGCGCACAGACTCCGCCCGGCAGCAGGTGGACTTCGCGGTGGAGATCCGCCGTGGCGGGTTCTGGATGGTGGGCAGCCGCATCATGAAGGTCCCGGCAGGGACGGACGCAATCCTGGGCCCCACCGCGAACTACGCAGGGCTCCCGGCCAGCGCAACAACGGGGATATCCAACCCCTGCACGTGCATCCGCTACGTCCTGTCCAACGGCTCCGTCTCTCGGCCATTCCAGGTCCGCCTGGACCCCCAGGTCCAACAGCAAGGCACGCCGCTCAAACAGGTATCGGTTGAAGACGGGAACTGGAACAGCGCCGCGGACACCGCGGACCTGCCCGCGATCTCCACGGACATCCTCCGGGACACGGCCTTCACTCCGCCCCGACTCCACTTCAACTCCGTTACTGCCCTGCAGGCCGACTACGATTCCGCAATCTGGGTCCTGGACGATCCCGTCCGCGCGCACGTTGCGATGGAGTTCGAGGGCTGGCAGGAGCACCCGATGACGGGCTTCGATCCGCTCATGGAGGGAACCGCAGCGCAGAGTCGTCGGGCTGAGAACTGGGGGGCGTTCGAAGGTCCCTGGAGCCCACTGGATCCCGAGTACGGGCGCGGCCAGGTCCAAATCTGGTGGCGCTACACCGAGGACGACGTGCTCTCGGACAAGGAATACCGGCGCTACTCGCCAACCGAAGTTCTCGTGAAGCGCTTCCAATTCCGGTTCCGCTTCAAGCGCCCTACAGACGACTGGGATGTTTGGGTCACGCGGTTCGCGATCAACGTGCTACCTAAGAGGCCCGAGGCCATGCCGGATATTCTGTACGGAGGAACGTACACGTGACCCTTGAGCACAAACTCCGGATGCGGCAGCGAGACGTGCTGGCCGCCAACCGCAAGAACGAGACGCCGCTCGAGGGGGAGTTTATCTACGAGACAGACACGGGCCGCGTCTTCATCGGCGACGGGGCCACTGCCGGCGGGAACTTCGTTGGCCCCTCCTCTGGCTGGGGAGCGGCTGGATACACCTCGGGCTACTACTACATGCCGGACGGCATGGTGAACCTCCCCTCGGGTGGAACGATGGTCACGGGAACGGCCTACTTCATTCCGTTTACTCCGGAGGTTGCGCAGACCTTTGACACGATCTCGGCCAGCGTGACTGTGGCCGACGCTGGCGGCTCGTTCCGCCTGGCCGTCTACGACAACGACTTTTCCTCTGGTATGCCTGGAAGTCCGCTCGAGGAGAGCACGACCCTATCGACGGCGGGAACGGGCGTTGTGGGGCACACATTCTCGGGAGGTGGGATCGAGCTCCTGCCTGTACGCCACTGGCTCGCCTTCCAGCACACGGGTACGGCACAGTTCAAGCGGCACTCCGGGCAGGCCTTGGCGGCGGCGATCGCGGTTCTGGCCTCACCGCCCGACCGCCGCGGTCATCTTCGAGACAGCCATGCATACGGGGCCTTCCCGGATCCTGCGGTGATATCGAGCTCACACAACGCGCCTTGGCCCGCGCTATTCTTGAGGGCGGCATGAGCGACGGATTCAAAGCACGGTTCTACGATGGCCGAGGGAACCTGGTCGAGGAATCGGACACGCGCGAGTTCTTGGTGGTGCGAGACGAGATGATTGAGGAGGTGAAGGCCACGCTCTTTGAGGCTCTCCAGGACACGGACTGGCGATGGGGGAGGTACGCAGAGCGGAAGGAGCGCGGGATCCCCCAGAACCCTCTGGATGCGGCCCTATTCGATGCGCGTGAGCAGGCCCGAGTCCTGTCGGACGCGTTCGAGGCCAGCCTGAATCTGGCGAGGAACCTGAGCGCACTGGACCAGGCCTGGGAGGTTGGGTACCCGGGCTTCCAGGCCAGGCTCGACGCGGTCTTCTCGGAGACGGGGAAGCTCGGTGGGGGCCCTCGTGGAGGTCCAGGCGGAGGGGGTTCAAAGCCAGGAACTGTCGGCCCGCCCATCGGGCCCGTGGGGCTAGGTGGTATACCGGGTCCATGAGAAATTTACTGCGAACGATGGCCCTCGCCCTGATCCTGCCCCTGGGCGGCTGCCTTGGGTCGGGTGCAGGCGCTCACGAGTACCTCCCACTCCTAGACGCGGTTGCGGTCGCAGACATGGGGGACGCAGACAACCCGGCCGGCGTTGCGTTCTTCGACTGGTCGCGCGGTAAGTGCATCATCGTGGTGGGCGGGAAGGTTCGCCTTGGCGCGTACACGGGAGGAACGGATAGCCCCGTGGTGGTCAACGGCGTGGTCTTGGCGAAGAGCTATAGCGCGGCGACCGTGGTGCTCTTGGACCTGGCAGAAGGCGGACTCGGGCGCACTGAAATTGAGATCGACGCCTCCATTCCGCTCGAGTGGGTTCCGTACGTGAACCGCATCCCCCCCGCCATCCTCGCAGGACTGCACCAGAAGGGGATCCTCACCTTCCCTACTGAACCGGGCGCGGAGCAATGAGCCAAGAGTTCTACGACGCAGAGGGCGGCGACGGAGACAAGAGCATCGCGGAGAACTTCCGCCTAATCTCTTCCGCGCTCGTCTCTCTTCGCCAGATGCACGCCGGCACGGTCGAGCCCACGACCACGTCTGCCTACATGCTCTGGGGCGACACGACCCTGGGCGTGATCAAGATACGGAACGCAGCGGACACGGCGTGGATCGTCGTTGCCCCGCTGCTCGGGTCCTGGTCCACGCCGCCGAAGAAAAGCATCTCCTTCGCCGACAGCCCATACACGATCAGCGATGGGGAGGGCTACTTCCTTGAGATCGACTGCACGGGGGGCGCGGTGACGATCAACCTTCCGGACTGCGCAACGAACGGAGAGCTGCACATGGGGTTCTACAAGAGCGACGCTTCGGGGAATGGGGTGACGATCAACCGCGCCGGCTCAGACACCATCGAGGGTGCGACGACCCTTATGCTGGCCGGTCAGTACAACGATGCACGACTACGCTCCTTCGCGGGCACAGACTGGCTTCGAGTCGATTGACGGCGCTGCAAAA